AGCATCATCGAGTCTGGCCGCATCCCGATGGCGCGCGCCCGCGAGTTCTGGTTCCAGGACGACCGCATCAATCAGGGAAAACATCCGATTCGAGTTGGTTGGGGGAACTTCACTTACACTGTATTGCCCGGTCATCCGGTTTACCCTTATGGCCGGTTGATTTGCACGGCTGGCGAAGAGTGCGACATCCCCATCTACGATGGCCCAAACTTCCACTGGCACGGCATGTACCCTTATGACCCTCTACGGCTCCAGCCGGTCGTCTGGATGTTCTCTGGCCTCAGCGTACTCAAGGACATCTACCCGCTCAACTCCGCCATCAATCAATTGCTCGCCGACTTACAGGACTACCTCAAGCAGATTCTCAATCCGACCTTGATCGTCAAGCCGAGGACGATGACCGACGAAGCGTGGGAAGAATACTTTCCCGGAATGCCTGGAGCGAAGATCATGCTCCTGAGCGTAAGCGGAGGCATCGCCGAGGCGATGAAGTTCGAGCGCGTCGATCCCACCGCAGTCGGCATCATCCCCCAGGCCATCCAAATGTTGACCCGCTTCTTCTACGAGCAGGCTGGCATGGTTGACAGCGGGCAGTTGACGAACAAGAAGCAGATTCCGTCCGAAGGGACTATCGAGCAGATTCAGAACATCCGGCAGTCGATTTTCCGGCTCATGGCTCGCCACGTCGAAGTCCACATGAAGCACATCGGGAAAATGCAGGTTTCCGACATCCTGCAATTCACGAACCGCAAGCAGGCGTTCGCGTTCCTGGGTAACGACGGAGTGACGTGGCAGAACATGGATTGGGACCCAGATAGCTACGTCGAACTCAAGAGCGCACAGAATGACCCAGAACCGTTCCGCCGCGGGCGGGAATTCGTGAAAAACTTCCGGCAGATGGTATCGACGGGGACCGCGCTTCCGGCTCAGCGCCAAGCCATGGCATCGATGGCGAACACCATGAACGCACGCAACCGGATGTCCACGGAGACCTTATACAAATTCCTCAGCGACGCAGGCTACCCCGTGCCACCGTGGAGCGAAGAGAAAAACCGGATCATCGCAGAGATGGCCGAACTCCCGCAGCCCAAGCCTCCAAGAGGTGGCGGGGGGAGACAACCAGCACATGGATAAACCCTCAGCAACGGCAACAGCGTTCAAATATACTCCAGACAACCGGCCCTACGGAGTCTTGACGCTGGACGGAAAATCGCTGGAAATTCATCCAGACCTCTTCGAGGCGCTCGACGCGATGATTGGGAACTGCTTCAAAGCGGACGGCCAAGTGATAATTCACATCGCTGGCGGACGGATTGTGGACGTGAAGCTAAACAACACGCCAGTGCGGATTTTGAGGCATTATGCGGAACGCACATAAGCGGGTTGAGAAGATCGGCAAAATTTTGTTCTTGACAAAGGGTCTGTTCCGAGAGTAGGGTTCAGTCTGGATTAAGCGGGGGTCTTTCGTCACCTCTTGAGTCGACGAGAAGGCGCTCAAAGCTGAAAAGGCTTTGGGCGCCTTTTCTTTTTGGCCCAAGAGGAAAAAGTGGACGAACCCTCGAAGCCCGCAGAAGTCCATTGCCCGATAGAGGACGCCAGAACACTCGTGAAGGCTCACGAGATCACCCGAGACAAACATCGTTTCAAGGCGGTGCGGAAGCACGCCGACAGCCTGAACAAGAGTCTCGGCGTGGGGATGGGCGCTGGCAAGCGCGTGAAGAAGTCGCGAGGACGACGTGCCGCTCAGCGGTGACACGAAGAAGGATATTCCCGAGTTGCTTCATCGCTGCAAGCGCGGTGGCTTCGGGAATATCAAGGGAAAGAGTTTTGAAGTTTGCCGCCGATCAGCATTAGCGGTGGCGTACAGTGCCAAGCGTCGGAAGGGTCGCAAAAAGCGACGGTCACGACGATGAGCATCCAGAGAACGAAAGGACGCGGAACGGACGAAGGCGTCGAAAGGGCTCTGGAGATACTAAGGAAGGAGGAAACCACCATGTTCGAGAGAAACCGCAAAAAGCGCCACGGCGGGAGAAAGGGAAAGCGCTAAAACTCTCCTCCCCTGATGTCCGGCTAACGCCGTGATGTCCTCGGAGGACCGAGTCAAACGGGGAGGGGGAGCGGCGAGTAGTTCCCCCTCTTCACTTCATTCAGTGCAGTCCTGCACGAGGAGCACTCAGATGGCAATCGGCAAAGATGGTTGGGATTGCGCGACGCTGGTTTCACACAGCAAGAGCGTCTCCCCGCAAGCGAACAAAAAGTTTGGACCTGGGATGGAGAAAGAGGCCACAACGACCGTGAATCCCAGAGCCAAGGAAAGGCTGGGCCAAGCTGGCCAGCCGAAGAAGGGCTCGAACGACATAGCCCACGCCGGGACGGCATCACCTATCGGCTCGCCGAGTCCGACCAAAGGTAACCGGCCGGTAGCATGGCCGCCATCGCATCAAAAGGCGTAAATGTCAGCACCTCCGAACGTCCAAACTCCGCCGCTTCCGCCCAATCTCAGGGCTCAGCAAGGCCCGATGCCCGCCATGGGCGCGACGCAGGAACCCACCGACAATCCGCAGGCTATCGTCGCGAAAATTGGCGCGGACGTTCGCAAGCTCGCCGAGGCACTCGCCAAATCCAAGGCGAAACCTGCGGCACTCGAAACCCTAAAGCAGATGATTCCAATGCTCGCTCAACTGACGAGCGACATTCTCGGTCCAGAGGACCAAGGGACGGCGACGCCGGCCCCACCGCCAACACCGGGAGAAGTCCTACCACCTCCGTCGCAATCGGCGGCGCCCGCTGGAGGCTATCTGCCGGGGGCATAAAGGAGAAACGACTATGGGCAGATTCGACGACGTTTTGAAAACCATCAGCGACGCGCAAGAGCGCGACGCCATCGTAAAGGTTCTCGAAAAGAACCCTGACTTCAAGAAGGGGATCGAAGGGATCGAGCGGCTCGCTGCCGACGGGGAGACGTACAACGTATGGTACCGTGACCCCAAAGGCTACCCCGAGTTCAAGGCGGCGCACGATGCGCTGCCAAAACTCGAGCAGGATCTCGAAGAAGCGAACCGATTGCTCGCCGAAGCGAAGGCTGGCAAGCCCGCCAAAGGCGCGAAGGAAGAAGAGACACCCTTGGACGAGATGACACCCGAGCAGATGTTGGCGAGAGTGGAAGAGAACCTGAAGGCCAAGGGGTACGTCACCGCCGCTGAGGCGACGAGACTTGCTACTGAGGCCGCAACGACCGCCGCCGCTGGCGTGCAGGCCCGGGTTTACACCCAAGGGCTCCCAATGGTCGAGCGCATGATGGCCGTCCAAGACAAGTATCGCAAGGATTTCGGCAAGGACATGGACCGGAAGGCCTTCGGGAAGTTCATCGAAGATCAGAAGTTCTCCGACGTGGACCACGCCTACGAGGCCTTCACGCGCGAGGACTACGTCAACAAGGTCAAGGCGGAAGCCTTCGATCAGGGAGTCCTGAAGGGCACGAAGGATACGACGGAGAAACTCACACGCGAAAGTTCCGAAGCGGCTCTTCGAAGTCTGCCTGTCGATATGGGCGGAACGCATGGCTTCTCATCGCGCCCAGGGGAGCCCCCGAAGCCCGTCGCTATGTCGGACATCAAGGAAGACTACCAACTCGGACCTCGCGGCGGGTTCAAGTTGGCGCACGCTGTTGCTGCGCAGATCGCCACCGACAAGGCGGCTGGCAAGACGCAGCCATAGAGAGCTTTTTGGATTTCCCGGAGTTCGGATAAGAACCGGCCCGGATGAAAAAAGGAGGCGGCTTCATCGCGCTAATAGCGCTTGGGGCTGTTATTATCATGGTACTGTCGTTAACTTCTTTATCCGCTTACACGAACGCCTACATCGTCCCGAAGGCGTTCAACGTAGTCTATATGAAGTCCCCCCTCTTCATTCGGGCGATGACGAAGAACAACTTCCGCTTTGAAGGTGGCAAGTTCATTCAGCAGCCCATTGTCCCCTTCAAGCTGTTGGGTTCTTCGTTTGGACCCGGCAGCCGCTTCAGCACGGCGTGGGTGAACACGGAAACCGCTTACCAAGTGAATATCAAGTTCTATATGGTGAGCGTCGTGTTGCTCGGGACGGACGGCGTGTTGAACATGGGCAACGAGGCGGCGTTAAGCCAAGTCGAACTCAAGATGTCGAACGCTTCGGCGAAGATGGGCGAAATGCTCGCCGTCGACAGCTTCCTCGCTGGCTTGTCGAACGCCAACGTCATCACGAACCTCGGGCAGGATTCCGACACGCTCTCGCTCGACGGGTTCGCGCAGTGGGTTGACGACGGGAACAACGTCACCACAGTCGGCGGAATCACGCGCACGGATATCGGGACGACGGGCGTCGTGGGTGGTGGCAACGGCTACTACAAGGCCGTCGGCGGCACGATGCTGCTCACCGACCTCAACAGGGCCATCGCGACGACTACCTTCACCCCGGATCGCGTTGACCTGATCGTCGGGACGCCGCTGACCTGCATGGTCATCCAAGACCTCTTGCAGGGCAATCAGCGGTTCCTGCGCGAAGACACCGACATGGCGAAGGCTGGCCTCAAGGGCATCGAGTACATGGGCGCCTTGGTTGTCCCCGACAACTACGCGCCTGCCGGAGCGCTGCTCGGCATTTGCTCCGACTACTTTATGTTCTACATCTCGACGAACCCCCTGTTCCAATTCGGGTTCACAGGGTTCAAGGAAGACCAGGGGACGATCGATTACGCCGGCCAGTTCCTCTATGCGGGGAACATCGTGTACCCGAACCCGCGCACCGGGTTCTACATGGTCACGATCTCCTTCTCGTAGGTCGTGGGCGTTCAGTAGGGGCCGCAGTGCAGGGCTGCACTGCGGCAGTAAGTTTGACGGAGGGACTAAAATGTCCACCAAGTACTTCGGGTCGCTGATTATGGCGACGCCCGTTTTCAACACCGGTGGGGGGGATTTCACCCTCGTCGATGATGCGACGCAGAAGAATTACCCGCTGGGCGGGATCTACGTCTTCCCGGATGCTTCGGGTCGGCCACGGGCCATCACCTATGCGCAATGGAATCCGACAGTCGCAGCGACTTACGTCCAAGGCGGTCCAGTCTATTACAAGGATGGGGCGCGCAGCGTCATCACCAACGAGGTTACTGAGGCCGCGACGTACCTCGTGAACACTTGTTCCGCGCTATTCTCGTTTGCCGGGATTATTTTGAATCCAACCGTTCCGACGACCGGCGACTTCGTGTTCATCCAGTTGCAGGGGTTCTGCGACAAGATCAAGATGCCGGCGGCAACCACGGCTGGTGACATCCTGGTCCTGACGAACGCAGTTGGGACGGCACCCACGGACAACGTGTGGACCAGACTTGGCGGGGCCACCGACCTGACATTGCTCAAGGCATTGTTCGCGGTTATTTATGTGACTACCGCCGTCGTCGGTGGTGGGGCAGGGCTGGGGAGTGGCTGGATTGAAGGTCCTCTGGGCCTGATTTAAGCTCGATGGAGGGATCGAAATGAGTACCAAAACTTACGGAAGCCTGATCATGCAGACCCCGGTTCTGAACACGGGTCAGGGCGACTTCACTCTGGTTGACGACGCGAAGCAGAAAAACTTCCCGTTGGGGGGCATCTACATCTACGCGGATTCCTCCGGGCGGCCGAGAATCATCAAGTACGTCGAGTGGAACCCCAGCACCACACCAGCTTATTACCAAGGGGCTCCGGTGTACTACACCGATCAGACACGGACTATCGTCAGCCCCATCGTCGCCGACGCGGCGACCTACTTGGTGGCTTCCTGCTCGACACTGTTCTCGTTCGCGGGAATCACTATGGGAGCGACGATCCCGGCGGCGGCGGGAGATTTCATCTTCATCCAGTCTGGCGGTTTCTCCGACAAGATCTTGATGCCAGCAAGCACCGTGGCGGGGGACATACTGGTTCTGTCGAATGTGGCTGCGAATCTTCCGACGATCAACGTGTTCATCAGGGTCGCAGCGGGAACCGACCTGGGGATCGTAAAGGCTGCGTTTGCATGCGTGTTCGTCACCACCATCGCCGCCGTCGGCGGTGGATTGGGAAGCGGCTGGATTCAGAGTCCCTTGATGCCGATTTAAGTTCGTCGCTGCCTGGAGTCGCTGAGCCCTGGCTGGCCGATTAAGGTCGGCCAGGGCCTTTTTATTGAGGAAGTACGATGTCCGTCGAAATGCAGCCCGTCGTCAGTTCTCATGTTCGTGCCATCGGGTACGACGCTGAGACCGAGCGGCTGTACGTGAAATTCGACAATGGTACGTATGTGTATGACGGCGTCGAGCAGGGCACGTGGGAAGAGTTCCTGGGGGCATCGTCCAAAGGGGGGTTTCTCGCGGCCCGGATTAAGGGGAATTTTCCGTATTCGAGGATCTAAATGGCTGAGACGTTTCTGAGCGTTTGGCGCTCCGTACTGCAATACAACAGAAGGGTCCCGGCGACGCTTTGCAGGACATGGGTACGCCAGCGCTACGAGCAGATTCTCGACCGTCGCATGTGGAGTTTTCAGTGGGGCCATGGCTGCTGGAACGTCAAGGCACCGATTACCGGCAACGCGACCATCGTCGCAGGTTCGAACGTTTTGACCTTCGGCGCGGGTGTGCTTCCAGGCGACAAGAGGATCGTGGGTTGGGAAGTAATGATCAACGGGCAGATTCCGTACTACATGGTCGTGGATGCCGACGCGACGACGGTCACTCTCGACCGAATTTGCGTCGAGACCTCAGCGTCGAACGTGCCGTGCCAAATCAGCATGGTTTACTTCATGTCGGAGCAGCCCGACTTCGAGAAGATGATTGCCATCGTTGATCGCCAAAACAACTGGCAGTTCCGGCTGAACGTGTCCATCGAAGAGATGGATAACGACGACCCGCAGCGTTCGACGGTCTCCCCGCCGACGCGCATGGTGCCCCTGGGGTTCAACGACCAGTACCTCGCCATGATTCCCGACAGTGTGACGGACTGCTACGGACAGGAAAACGATTCGCAGTCGCAACCGTTCTTTGAGACTTGGCCCAGGGCGAGCACCGCGCAACCTTATCCTTATGTGTACAAGAGGAAGACGCCGAGCCTTGCGAACGATGGCGACCCCCTGCCGGGGTTTATCCGCGGGCGCGCGTTGTTCGAAGGGGCGCTTGCCGACCTGTGCAGTTGGCCCGGAACGCAGACGAACCCTAACCCGGCGAATCCCGTGCAGGCCAACGTGCATGAGCGGAAATTTGAGGACGCGGTGTTCGACATGATTAACCGCGACGAGCAAGTGTCGCTGCGGTCGCTGACATGGGCGCGAAGCTACCGTAACTTCGCGTTTGCGGAGTTAGAGAGCGCCCGGTATCGTCAAAGTCACGTTGACGCGTCGCTGGTGCTGCAGAAATTCTAATGACTAGGCTTCGCCAAATTCGCTTTGCGCTTTGCCTCGCGGCGCTGGTATGTCTCCCAAGCGTGGCAGTTAGGGCAAAGAACTTGAAGGTTGGAGCGTTCGTTATTCCAGGGGACTCCATCCTTGTGGTCAACTTGGAGAACTTCGGGATGCTCTCTCCATCCGCAGATTTCACAGCATTCAAGCCGCCCAGCCTGCTTCATGGTGTCCCTGTATCCGTTTTTTCTTCTGCCGCCTCTGGATCGTTGGGAACAGCGATTGGAGCAGTACTTCGTCGTGCTTTTACTTATAGTGGCAGACTCGTATGGATTTCCGCAAACTTGGCAGACATAAGTTCTAAACTGCTTGGAAGCCCAAGATCCCTTGCATTCATTGGAACAAAAATTCGAAGTGCGTCCTGGCTGAACCTGCCTACGATAAATGATGCCACAATGCTTGCAGGTGCGTTTGATACTCAGAGTGCTGGCTGCTCGTCTCGCGATGTCCGTACACTTACGACTGCACCACTTCCTAGTTTCGAGTTGGCAAGCAGGGACATGGAAGGAGTTTCCGCAGATTGGGCATGTGATGTCTCCCCCAGTCTTTTGGGGTCGGCAAGCCCTGTCCTTTTTAGAACTAACGCATTTTCTGCAGATGCTAGGAGATCCGCCGTGCAGAGCGGAACTATCCTTCCGGCGCCTGAAGTGGGAACCACACTGCGAGCAGATTACGTCTATGGACCATACAAGTTTCTTGTAACAAGACTTGGAGCAGCAGATCGAGACTGTCGCTCGAAGAGGGCTGACCGTGTAGGAGCGACCACAGAAAGAGCAGGACTTGGTGACTCTATTCGACATCCGATGGGCATAGGAGCAGGCGATGGAACAGAATCTCGCCACTCCATTTTTCCTTGGGCCTGCACGAAACTCTTTTTTGCACCATTCACAGGGTTTGATTTCCATGGCAATTTCACCTCGGAGGTAAGATCATGAAAAAGATTATCACGCTACTTGGATTGCTGTCAATCCTATTAGTTTCGTTTCCATCCACTTCTCTCGCAGTTTCGTCTATTTCGGGCACAATTACCGACCCCGCAGGAGCAGCGTACGCAAACGGAACCTACGAATTTACCTTCATCGGTGGGCCGGGTGGGGTCAACATCGGGACTGGTGAAAGTGTTGCCCGGGTGGCTGGAGCGCTGAACGGCTCTGGTGCCTTCAGCGGCGTGACGCTGGGCAATACCGACATCCTGGGTGGAGGGTCGCGCTGGCAGGTAAAGATTTGCGCTGTCAACGGCCAGTGTTTTACGACCCTCATCAATGTCACGGCCTCTACGTCGAGCCTTTCGACGATCTTGCAGGCTGCGGCTCCGCTTCTGACGGGCGCTTCGATGAGCGGGACGGCGGCTGCCAACAGCACCTTCGCGTTTGCGAACTACACCAATGCGTGGACTTGGGGCGCTGCGACGGGGGCCTCGACGAACCCGTTTACGCTGACCGACACGACACTCAACACTGGAACCGGCTACCTCGAAAAGGTCATTACTACAGCCGGTTCGGCGCTGGGTGGATTCCAAGTGGTCTGCGGCAATCAGGCTAGTGCTGCGGCTCCAGCAAATGCTCCAGCTTGCGTTACTCTGACGGCTGGCAATGGTGGAGTATCGACCGTAGCTGGAACCCCTGGTAGTAACGGTGGAACCATTACCAAAACCACGGGGACTGGCGGCGCGGGTGCCGCGACGGGCACCGGCGGAAACGGTGGTGAGGGCGACTTAATCACCGGAAACGGCGGCGCTGCGGCGGGCGTCGGGTCACTCGGCGGAAACGGTGGTCTGATTAAACTCTTGGGTGGCACTGGTGGTGGAACTGTCAACGGCGGAGTCGGTGGAGCGTTGACGATGACAGCTGGCCCTGGTGGAAACGGTTCGACCACAGGCGGGACTGGTGGAGCGTTGACCCTCGGGTCGGGCGCGGCTGGAACCGGCGGAACCGGAACGTCTGGGGCGGTTGCCCTCAAGTCAGGAGCAAGCACGGTTCTGGGCGTTACAGGCTTGGGCGCAATCACCATGGCTTCGCCGGGAACCAATCTGACGAACGAGTTCCTCTTCACTGGCACGGCATAGTCGGGCACTCCGGCGAACAGTGTGTTCAGCGTGGTCGATACTACTGGAAACACCACGACTGGTCCGCTGCTTGACGTTCATACCGTTGGGAATTCGACAGCGCTCCCTGTGCGAATCACCGCGCAAGGAAGCACTGTCGGCGTTCAAATGAGCGCGGCTGGTGTGCTCTCGCCGATCAGCACCGGTAAAATCGCTCCCCGGTGGAACGACGTAACGGCGGCTGGCGCTGCTCAGAGCATCGCCAACACGATTTACACCACGGCGATTTCTCATACGAATCCGGCGGGGGCGGCTGACGCCATCACCTTCAGCATGGGCACCGCAACTTCGACGAGCAACCTGCTGACGCTCTCCGACGGTGCGGCCAATACCGGAACTGGCTACCTCTTGAACCTGTCGCATGGTGCGGCCTCACTTGCCAACGACCTCAAGATTACCGCCGCAGCGCAGACTGGTTCGCCTTCGAATTCTCAGATTAACATTCTAGATACAACTTCCAATACGAACACCGGCCCGCTGGTCAACATCCACACGGCGGGCAGTTCGACGGCTCTCCCGATTCAAATAACGGCAGTGGGAACCGCCAACGGCGTCCAGATGACCGCCGCTGGCTTGCTCCAGAAAATGGGGAGTGGCAGCATCAAGGCCGACGCTTCAACCTCTCCGACGGATGGCTACTACTGGGTGCCGTTACAGGCTTGCGGTATGCAGTTGACGACCGGCGCTCTGGCTGCGGCCTCGACGGTTGGTCAAAACCCGGGCATCCAGTACGTGGCTGCAAACAACATGGTGCTCGGAGTTACAACTTCTGGTGCCGCAAGTGCGGTGACAATCGACTGCGACATCTCGCCACCGAGCCGCACAACCTCGACAAAGGGAATCACCATCACCGGCGTCAGAATGTTCTACGGCTATCAAGGTGCCGCAACTCCGAACAGCATTGCCGGTCCAACCTTCTCGCAGGTAGTTTATAGTGCCGCTGCTGGAGCGGCGGCAGCCACACTGACGACGGTTGGTGGGGCGCTTACAACCACCGTTGGTACGAGCCATAGCACACCGGGTGCTGTGACCACGACTGGCCAGTGCTACTCGGAATTGACGACCTTCGGAACACCCTTCGTCGCGAATAGCGACCTCACACGGTACACGGCAGAATTGGTCATCAACCATACGACCGCTTCTTTGGCAACGTATCAACTCTGCGGAGTGGCCGTGGACTATACTAACGGCGTTTTGTGAAACACACGACTACGGTGTGAAGCTGGTTTAGTGCAGTCCTGCACTGGAGGCAAGTATGGCAATACGAACATGGGGGTATCTCACAATCGCCGCCACCGACACGCCACAGCCTATTTTCTCGTCAACCCTTGCCTCGGCCGTCATCGCAGCGACGGACGGCTTTGGCCAACCCCTTCCTGGGCCGGTCCTGCCCTTCACGAGTGCTGCGAAATTCAAGAAGGGCGACCGGCTCATGATCGTCGAGACCGACGGGACGTTACTGGAAATCTCCTTGATCGTGGGCATCTCGACGAACAATGTAACCGTCGACAAGATCCTCCATTCGCATGCTGCTGGCGCTTGGGTCATTCTCCACGAGTCCATGACTGCACCCTACGTGCAATGCGGTGAGGCCAACACAGCTATAATCGGCATCGGCACGGGGCGCACGGCGAGCCTATCGACGGCGCAGCGCTGATAGCGATTTTGGAGCCTACCGTCGCGGGAGTCCAACCCGAGGAATTCTCCTGTGGCAACGTCTTCGGAGCGAATCCGATGAAGAGTTCGGACTTCTGGGTTGTCGGGACTCAGAGCGACAAGATCCTGCCATCGTTTATCTCCACTTGAGGGGGGAGCCAATGAGGAAAATTGCATATTTTTTTGTTGCGGTGGCTCTCTCCGCTGCGTTGGCGCTTGGACAGACTCACACCGGAGGGGGCGCGGGCGGGGGAGTGGCCGGCAACCTCTCGACGCTTACCAACCCCACGGCGATCAACCTGTCGACGCTAACCTTTGCTGGTGCCGCAGGGATCACAGCGGGAGGCACCAGCAACGTTACCTTCACGCCGGGGACTGGAGGCAAGACCATCGTAACAGGCGAGCTTGACGTAGGCTCTCTTGTGAGCAACGACGGCTTCAACTCCAGCTTCAGCTTCACCGCAGGCGCAAGCGGATTTCACGCTCCGATAGCGAGCATTATCCAGTTTCAGCCCCCCGCCTCGATAACCGGGCATAACCGGGTGCTGGCAGGTGTGGCCCCCAGCGTCATATCATTTCCAGTATGGAGCGCCGGAGTCAATGGCGCGGCGACGTTCAATCCCACACCCACGGCAATTGGTGCAGCCTTTACGCAAGCTGACGTTGGGGTTTTGTTCACCGTGACAGGGTGTGGAGCGACTGGAACCATCACACAAGTGAATAGTGGCTCTGGCACAGGCGGAATCACAGCAATCGCGGTGGCGGCAGTGAACCCCGGCACTTCGGCGTGCTCAACTGGTGCAGGGCAGGCCATCACGGGTGGCCACGGCAACAGCGCCACGGTGAATATCGCCACGGTGCTGCCGGTCAGCACGGAATCAATGGTGGCGGCTGCGTCTGTGGGAATGTCCGGCTTTGGTGCGACCTTCGACGGTGGCGGATCGGCGCTTTCCACTGGCACAGCGTACATCACCATTCCGCACACTTGCACGATTTCCGCCGTCAACCTGCTTATCGACCAAGGCGCTGCGACGTTCACGGTGTGGAAGATAGCAACTGGGACAGCTTTGCCAACAGTGACTCAGAATATCAGTACATCGGGTCTTACCATCACCGGTCAGACCGCGTCTCATAGTACCGATGTCTCGGATTTTTCCACCCACACTGGGGTGGTAGCGAACGACATTGTGGCGGTTCACATTGTCCCCTCGGGTGGGGCGACGTGGGCGCAGGACTTGATTGAGTGTGACAGGACATACTGATGATACAAATTTTGTTCGTCATATTTGAACTTATTATTATCGCCGCTACTGCGGGGATTTGCCATTACGAGGTAACCCGTATTTGGGGAAAGCGAGTTGGGGGGAAAACCCATGAAAAATAAACTGAAGGCTCTCATTCTGGCCTGCCTCCTGCTTGCTTCGCCGTGCTTCGCCGTGAATCTGACCCAGAACCTTGTGAACTGGGAACTCAACGCCTCAGCGACGGCAGCGGATGTAAATGGCGGGGGATTCGATTGGGGCAACGCCAACTTCCTGACAGACCTAGCCTGTACCACGGCGACCGGGAATACACCCGATTGCTCGTCAGCGTCCATCACTTTCGTTCAGGCCGATGCACTGCACTGGATATTTGTGAAGTCTGGCACACACTGGGCTCCCGGCTGGTATTACATCACTGACGCCTGTGTTTCCAGCGTGTGGCAGCCTGCCGGGTCGGGAGCCTGTACCACGGGCCACATTCGTATGAATGCCGCCAGCGGCGCGGCGGTGCAGCAAAACACCACAGTGGGCTTGCCGAGTCCCGCCTACGTTGCTAACACGGTGGCAGGGATGTCCTCGGATGCAACGGCATCACTCACGGCTGGCACCTTTGGAGTGGATTACAGCCAAGCGACGGCTGCGATTACCAACGATACCGATCTTGGCTGCACCAACGCCGCGCCATCCGTTTGCACATCTACGAATAAAGCTTTCGGTTTGAGAATGGTTGGCAACGTAGTTCACATCACCACAACTGGAACGGGAGCACATTTCTTGGTGGGCTGGTACGAGGTCGTCTCCGTCTCTGGAGTGAATGCCACCTTGGACCGCAATGCCACAGACGGAGTATCAGCAGGTGTGGCTGGCACCTTCTACGTCGGCGGGGCAATCGGTTTGGGAAATGCCTTGGACCCTACAGTTTTTGCGCAAGGATATGCCACGGGAGTCACCGCAAACCGTTTCTTCATCAAATATGGAAGCTACACTTTAGGGGCAAACCTTACTGGTCAAACCGTGGGTCTGGCTGAGGCCCCTATGGTGGTTGAAGGCTACAATTCACTGCGTGGCGATAGGCCGACTGGGGCCAATCGTCCCACCATCACCGTTTCGTCAACCTACGGGTTTGCCCTTACTAGTTATTGGGATGTTTACAACCTCATCTTAACTGGTTCCACTACTAGTTCTCCTCTGTCAATTGGCATTGGAGGTAAAGCCACAAATATCAAGGCAGTTCAAACTAGCACCACGGCTGCCGCCCATGCGATTACAGGAGTCACTAACGGCTTTTTCCTTAATTGTGAGGCTATATCCTACCGAGGAATTGCACTTTCTGTCAGTTCTGCACAAGTTGAAGGATGTTATTTGCACGACAGTGACATAGGTTTTTCGGCAGCAGCATCTCCGGTGGCAATTCGGAATTCAATTATTGAGAGCAATGTTACCGCCGCAGTTCAAAATACGGCGGTAAGTACAAGCTTGTTTACGATTCAAAACTCTACGTTGTATGGTGGTGAAAACAAGACAGGTCTTGGGGTTAACCTATTTACAGGCTCTTATGATGTACGAATTGTTGACTCGATTCTCTATGGTTTTACTACGGGAATCACTCACGCCGATGCGAGTCAGACCGGCGGATATGACGACTACAACGACTTTTACGATAACACCACTGCTGCGACGAATTGGCAGAAGGGGATTCACGATCTTGCTCTAAATCCAACCTTTACGAACGTTGCTCAGTATACCGGAAGCGGAGCTAGCACGACTACTGGCACGTTAACCGATGCTGCCGTGGATTTCACCACCTATGGCATCGTGGGAAATCAGGATTTTGTTAACGTGACTGCGGGCGGAACTCTCAATCTAGGACAGTATCTTATCACTTCCGTGGCGAGCACGCATGTGCTCAACCTTAGTCCAGCCCCTGGTACTGGGACAGCGGTTACATACCAGATCACGACGGGTCGGAACTTTATGGTAACCAATACAAGTCTGAAAAATGCGGGTTTCCCCGGTGCTTTCCCAGCAGGCATCACCACTGGATACGTGACCCCTGGCGCGGTACAGCCACAGGTGACCGCTGCTGGGGCGAGCCAACATAACACGGGGTTTGTGCAATAATGAGACTAAGATTCCTAATTCTTACCGCAGCGCTACTGGCTTTTCCTGTCCACGGCTTTTCTCAGACCTTGGCAATCGGAACGAACGATACACTGCCCACAGGTTACCTGGGTTCGTCTTACAGCGTTAACCTGACGGCTACTGGCGGGACGCCTCCTTACAGCTTCGCTGTTACTGCTGGGAGTTTTCCTACGGGCTCGCCCACATTCGCCTTGTCGGCAGGGGGAATCAACGCCGTTGCCATCAACACTGCTGGTACCACATATACTGTCGGTAACGTTCTTAAAGTGACTCAGGCTGGGGCGAGTGGTGGAGGATACGTTGTTACTGCCGTGGATGGTAGCGGCGGAGTGACTGCGGTTACGCGCATTTCGCCAGGGACTGGCTATAGCATCGCTTCTGGACTTGCCACAACCGTTTCACCGGCAGGTGGTACCGGCTGTAAGTTGAATATCACCGGCTTGGGCGGCGTCATCAGCGGGACGCCAAGCGTGGCTGGGACGTACACCTTTACGATCACTGTGACGGATGGAGTAGCAGCCACGGCTGTCAAGAGTCTCAGCATCCTGATCTTTGACCAGCCCCTTGATGTTTATGGGGGCTTAATCAATAAACCTTGCGCAGCAGACCCCAATCACACTGGCCATTTCTATACAGCCAAGATGAGCAGCCATTGGTATCTTTGCACGCCTGGCAGTGCTGGAACCAGTTGGATTGGCAACGCTTTCTGGATGAATGGTTCCTTCGTTCCCGGACAAATTGGAGGCGCGGACTACCAGCACGTCGTCAATACAACGCTTACCAACAATAAGTATGCAACAGGCTTTACCACCAACGGTACGTTGAACTGGGGCTTGTCGGTTACGCGTCGGGAGCAGAGTTGGGGAATAAATACCAATATTGATGCATTAACTAATTGGATTTTGCCCAATCAGACTCACAGTTCGTGGGGCACCAGCGATAGAACGAATCCTGTCCATATCCCCTATGTGGGCGCTGTTTCGTCCAGTCTGTATGCGTCGATTGATCTTAACGGCTGGGAGGCGGCAGCGGGTTATGGCCCCATGAAGGGTTACGCGGGGGCATTCAAGGTATCATCCGTGCCTGGAATTTACATGATGATAGCGGCGGACTTTTTTGACCCTGCGTTTGCTGCCTGGCTGGCCGGAGACCTTGCTGCCCCCAATGGCAACAGTTATAAAACCTGGCTGATCGGACCCAACACAAGCTATCTTCTGGGAATGATTATGGACGAAGGGGACAACACCGGGGGATTCCGCGACGGAACTGATTTTCCCACCATCGCTCAGGCCAACTATCTGTACAAGCCCCCCGACGCCCATTGGGGTGTAATATCCCTGATTACCTCGCCCGTCTTGACGACAGCAGCCTGTACTACTGCCCCCAAAAACTATGCTTGTTCTACTCCGGGCCACGACTTCCTATTTACACATACCGCATTCTACACCAAGGTGGAATTAGGTACCTGGGTGCAGCAGGCGCTTGATTCTGGTCCGAATTATGCCAACTTTGGTGCCCTCAACAACGCTTGGGGGTCGCACTATGACAGCTTGGGTTCAGACGCGGTAACACACACAGGGGAAGCATGTGCCACAGGGGATGGGACAACTGGCCCCTATACCTGCACGCTATCGGTACACCCGCTCACACCTCTCACTGTACAGGTTTTGGTGGGAGGGACGTTGACGGCGGGGGATGACGGCTCAGGCCCTCGGGCTGCAAGCCCGACAGTTACAGGCTACTTCCGTGGAACCACTAGCAATGCTTACACCGGGACTAAACCGAGAAATCTTGGAACCATCAACTACACCACGGGGGCCGTTTCACTTACGTTTGCTACTACGGTTCCAGTCGGAACAGCAATGACGGTGACTTACCAGACCAACGGCTGGGGCACGGGATGGGGTTTGCTGGACGAAGATGGCAAGTGTCCCGCCAAGGCCAACGGGGGAACTACCTGCTGGATACCTGCCGATTACAACCTCACCCCGGCAACGCATGCTTCACCACCGGCGGGAACCACGGCAGCATTCATCGTTGACATGGACAACTTCCTCTATCACATGGCCAAAAATTACGCCAAGATCGAGCATGACGCTTTGGCCACGGCGGCCCCTGGAGTGTTGTATATGGGTACCCAGTTGGGAAGTTGGAGTTCGCCCACGCGAGCGCCTGTGCTTAGGGGGTTTGGGGCATATGTCGATTTGGCATATTCACCTACTCTTCCAAGCATAGACCCATTGAGCGTCATCACCGACAATCAAGCGCGGGTGGATTTCTTTTTCAACAATTTGGGTGATATTCCCGCCTTTAATTGGGAAGGGTTCTATGCTGAACCCGATTCTTATATGTCACCCTACACTCCTACCGATAACTATATCTACAGCACGCAGGCATTGCGTGGTGCTGGCTTTGGAACGTGGATGACTGCGCTTTTCAATACGCAAGTTTTGTCTGGCGCACTTGCCGGAACCTACCCCATGGTGGGATATGGTTGGTGGAGCGCTTACTATGACTCTTCTCTTTCAAACTTCGGTTGGGTGACGCCCCGCGACGATCCCTATGATGGGGTTTCCTCCACGACCACACAGGGGTACGACGCCTGGGGCTATCCTACGGGCTGCCTGCCACAAGCCATGGTGGGGGCGGCGACCCCCTGCGAGCACGCCAACTACGGAGATTTTGTTGACAGTGCGCGAACTGAGAATCTGTGGATACTCGATCAAATAGGCCAAGCTACCCCGCCCACGCCTGCGCTCGCCAGCTTGGATACATCATCCATGACGTTTCTCGATCAATCTGTGGGTGTTGCATCTATCACACAAACAGTCACGCTTTCCAATGTCAGCACCACGACTTTGAATATTGCGAGCGTCGCTGTGGCGGGGGCAGGGTACAGCATTACGGTAAACACTTGTGGCAGCACCCTTGCAGGACAGGCCAATTGCGCCGTAACAGTTGGCTTTACTCCGACTATGAAAGCTTCTGTGACCGCACCAATTACCGGGACGCTTACCTTCACCGACGACAATCACGGGGTCGGGGGCAGCACGCAGGTGGTAACACTGAGCGGGACGGCGGGGGCTCAGGTGATGAGCGGTACGGCCAAGGCAAGTGGGACGGTGCTTGTACAGTGAGGTTTTGGATGAACAACAAGATCGGATGTGGAAGAGAGGGATTCGATGTATTCAAAGTTAAGAATCTTTAGGTTAGCAATTATAGTTTTTCTCCTTGCCCTTTCTGGATCTCCTCTCTGCCAAGCGATGGAAGCTGTCCATGGTTTTTGCCAGGCTGGTGGCGTGACGATGACCGTCCCCGGCGGGCCGACGCTCTCGCCGAAAGGGATGGCCACCTATCCAGGATGCCTCGTAACGGTTTACATCACAGGCAGCAGCCCTTACACAACGGCGACCCTCTACAGGGACAACCTCGGGAACGGCCTGTCGAACCCCTTCCCGGCAAGTTCCACAACGGGAGCTTGGACTTTCTTCGCTCCCAATGGCCGGTACGATATCCGCATGAGCGGTGGCGGGATCCCGACGCCATTCACGTTGGGCGACAACATGGTGTTCGACCCGGGGAATACGGCTCCTGGACCTGACGCCTCGACGTATCCGGGCGCAGACCTTGGTGCCCAAGTCATTGCAGCGGCCGCTGGTTGCCCTGCCGCGGGCTGCACTGTCCACGCAGAAGGCATCACGACGAACTTGGCGATCAACTCAGCCCTCACCCTCGCGTCGCCAGGGGGTGGCCCTGTTAAGGTGGTTTTGCCGATAGGAACGATCACGCGCGCATGTGGGGCTTCCATTATCGTCGTCTCTGGCAGCGGGATACAGGGGCAGGGCAAGGACGTGACGAAAATCGTATCCACCGGCTGCACAGACAGCGCCGTGACTCAGGCTGCGCCCAAGACTGCCTATGTCACCAACCTGCTGTTCAGGGACCTCACGGTTGATAACAGTTCAAGCGGAACCAGCTTGACTGCGATGGCTTTTGACCTGCCGGGGGCGCAGAATGCCCTATGGTTCAACGTGGCAGGCCGAGCTTCTGGTATAGGACGGCGAATTGGCGGGCTCGCCACTGGGGGGAATGACTCCTACAACGTCGCCTACGCCTCCGACTTCTGGGGCAATACCGCACTCCCCGGGAGTTACGGCGACGACATGGAGGGCTACGCCAACTCTAACCACACCTTCGGCGGGAGCGTTTGGGGTTACACGGCAATCGGAAACGGCGGCTGGGGGAACTTCTACGACAGCACTGACATCGAATCCTCGAACACTCCGTTTGATACTCAGTCGGCAATTGGAACTGGTGGCAACGGCCTGAACGTCGTCGGCGCATACACCGAAAATGGCGTGGGCACCGCCATCATCCGGGCAGGCTCGAAGGGGAACTACTGGACCGGAATGTTCCCGGCGCTACTCGTCTCAGACCTCGATGCCACCTGTCAGAATTTTTACCAGTTCATGGGCAGCAATGCTTCAGATGGCTTTAACCCGGAGTGCATGGGCGTTCAGGATAGAATCCAATTTGGGTCTGGGCCCTCTGGCTACAACGGCTCCTACTATATCCAGGGAGACCGAGGTGGGACCATCGCCTTGGAGGCAAAGTTTGACCAAGCCCTTAATCGCTTAGGCTACTACGGTGCTGCGCCCTTGCGCGTGGGCGAGTTAAGAGCACGCGGCATTCTCAGCTTGGGCCAGTTGCAGACCACCCAACTTGGCACGCCCAACACGCCTGCGGCTGTTTGTAGTGGGGATGCTGGAGCAACGACCTACACGTATTACCTTGTCGGCCATGACTGGCGCGGCGGAACCACGCTTCCGTCTGCTGCATCTTCTGCTTATGGCTGCAACGCGACCTTGGGCTCATTGGCTTCGACAACTTCTACTTACGCTGCTGGAAGCGGCTATCATGCCAACGATATCCTTACCGTGGCGGGTGGAAGCGGAACGGGCCAAGTTAAAGTTTTGACCATCAATGGTAGCGGGGGCATCCTCACCGTATCCATTCAGACGCCGGGAACCCTCTACGCCGATAACGTGGTTGAAACCCTGTCGGGTGGCTTCGGCTCGTCAGGCAGTGTTCTGGTGCGCTCCAACGTCGTCACCATCACGCCGTCGGCCAGCGACAGCGGCTTTTACACTTACGACTTCCTGAAAACGAACACCGCCACTGCCATCACGAGCCTTCTGGCTACCCGAGGGGTGCAAAAGGACAGCGGGCAGGCTACGGCAGCCTACGCAACTCCAACTTGGGATTCCACTGGCGACGCTATCATAGCGGGGAACCTCACAGTTTCGACGCTGACCTCGGGCAAATGCGTGCAGGCTGGCACGGGTGGTATTCTAACTTCGACGGCCGCAGCGTGCGGTTCTGGTGGAGGTGGAGGCG